GCGTTGTAGAAGGAGAGTCTGGTGGTACATATTCCACTTCAAATATCTTATTTGTCAAGACTCTTTCTGGTAAATTTATTTCTGGAGAAACACTCAGAGATGAAGATCGTAATACTGTAAGGATTGCGAAAGATAATACAATTTCTCACTTTATTGTAAGACAAAGAGGACTTGGTTACAGTCAAAGTTCAACTCTCTTAATTAATGGTGTTGAATTTGATGGATCAAAAATCAATTTAGAAATTGGCGCTACAGGAAACGCACTAAGGGCAGTAATTACTAATAGATCTGCGGTTTCAATTGAATATAGTCAACCACCTGCAGTATCAGTTTTACAACCAACTGGTTCAGCTGCACCATCTTCAATTGCAACAATTGTTCCAGTATTGTTTAGAAATACTGTAACTACATATACTCCACAAAATATCAAATCTGTTGGTTGTAGATATGGATCTGGCAATGCAAACGTATTTACTGCAGATGTAGTAGTTGACAATCAACAATATTCTGAAATTAAATCAGTAACAGATTTTACATTTTTTGGAACAAAAGGAACTCTTTTCTTAGAGTCAACTAGTTTCAGTGCAGATGCTAGCGAATTTTTAATTCAGGGTGATCTCATTCAATTCTCTGATGAAGATAATAATCTAGTTCGCGCAGTCGTACAAAAATCTACAAGACAAGAGGGTTCAGTAAAAACTAGAATTTATCTAGATACTGTTCTTCCTGGAGATGTTTCTAATACTAGTATTGTTCGTCTTCGTCCAAAAACAGTAAACGCAAACTCTGGATCACTACTATATCCAACTGGCAGTAAGCAGGTCAAAGGAATTTCCGCTGGTGGGGATGAAACAAAAATTAAGTATTACTTCAGAAGAGATTTTGTTACTACTGCTTCTTCTGGTGGAGGAACTATTACTTTCGCAGCACAACTACCTTTTGGTACACAAAGATTCGCTGCTTTCTCTGAAAAGAATTACATTATTACTGTATTAGATCCAGGTGATGCACCAGATATTGAAGAGGGAGATATTATCTATGTCGATGCGGATAATGTAAGTATCAGTTCTGCTACTGATACAGCAAGTGGTTTAACTTCAGGTAGTATTAGTCTAGAGCTTCCATCAACTTACTTTGGTACTATTCCATCTAATGGAACTTTCCCCAGACTTAAGTTGACTGCTACTCTTGAAGTATCTAACGCAAAACCAAGACTTAAGACTTCTGTCGAAAATAGAAGAATTGTTGTAACTTCTTCTGGTGATAGAGTTATTCCATTTAGGGGAACTAATTACGACACGGAGGTTGTTGAAACTTTATCTTATGCAGATGCTTATAAGTTGAGATATGTGTATGAAGGAACTATTTCTAAGGCACCTGATGTAGATGCTGCAGGTAATTTAATTACTGGTACTGATGTCACGGAAAGATTTACTTTTGACGACGGTCAAAGAGACACTTTATATGATGTGTCTAGAATTGTTTTAAAACCTGGATACGAACAGACTACAGGACAATTAGTAATTGCATTTGATTATTTCGAGCACTCACAGGGTGATTTTTGCACCATCGACAGTTATCTTCATGAGGCAGGTGTTACCGAAGATCAAATTCCCGATTTCAACTCCAACGTTCATGGAATTGTTGAACTGAAAAACGTTATTGACTTTAGACCAAAAGTAGATAGCGATACTATTATTCCTGGATATAAGGATACGTCTTCTTTATCATTAACAACTAGTCAGTTTGCTGGTCCTGGATCAGTAATTACAAGTTCTCCTGCACCAGACTCAAATCTAGAGTATACCATTTCGTTTAGTCAAACTCAATACCTCAGTAGGATTGATGGTATCTTCCTCAATAAGAATGGTGAGTTTATTGTTAAAGAAGGAAATTCTTCTCTAAATCCAACAAAACCAGATCCAGTAGACGATGCTATTGCTCTTTTCTATGCTTACATTCCCGCTTATACACAAAGCAGCAAAGATGTAAGAATTACTCCAGTTGACAACCGTCGTTACACGATGCGTGACATCGGTAAACTGGAGAAACGCATTGAGCGTCTTGAGTATTATACCACACTTAGCATCCTAGAGCAACAAGCTCTTAATATGCAAGTCAAGGATTCTATTGGATTAGATAGATTCAAGAGTGGTTTCTTGGTAGACAATTTTGAAGAGCACAGAGTTGGAAACTTAGGATCTATCGATTATGCATGTGCTATAGACAGTCAACAGTCTGTACTTAGACCGCAGTCAAATGAATCTTCTTTTGTTCTAAAAGAAGTTAATACTAGAGAAGATCAACGATCTGTCGCTGGATACCAAAAATCTGGAGACATTGTTACTCTGCCATATTCTGAGTTGAAGTTGCTTTCAAACCAATCTGCTTCCAGAACTCTAGATCCAAACCCATTTGTTGTTATCCAGTATGTTGGAGATGGAGAAGTTTCCCCTTCAATCGATCAATGGTACGACAAGAGTGTAGAACCTTTGGTTGTTGATACCAATACAAGTTTGTATTCTATTTTCTTAGCAAAAGAAGATTCGAGAGAAAGTTTTTCAAGTCTACACAATTCTTTCTTAGTCAACTGGGTTGGAACATCTCCATCGTTTGTTTCTATTAATTCTTTAGGAGAAGCTTCTACTAAGAATGCAGTATCTTCTGTTGGATCAGCATCTGTAGGAAGTTCTTCAAATATTAGTCCACAAAATAATGAGATTGGAAAAGGAATTGTTACTAGGAACGTTGGAGAGAGACTAGTTTCTTCTTCCGTTCAGTTCTATGCAAGAAGTATTCCTGTAAAATTTGTTATTAGAAGACTAAAACCAAATACGACTGTCAATGTCTTCATGGAAGGCAGAAACATCAACAGATGGGTAAACCCAGATTTGAGATTTAGTGGAATTGCTGGCAACTCTTTGTCAACATTTGGAGGAGTTGTTACAACTGATGAAAGTGGAAATGCGAGTGGTATTATTCTAATACCAGCAGGAGCACCCCCAACAGAGAATACGACTTGGACTGGTGATGTTAACACTGTAAGTTATGATTCTACTGGAGAAGAAGTTAGAGTTACTACTGGAGTAAAGACTATCAGATTTACCTCTAGTGCTACTGACGAGAGCAAAGAAAAAGTTTCCTCTTATGCAGAAGTAAAATACTATGCTACTGGAATTCTACCACAGAATCCATCTAGTATTGTATCAACAAAACCATCATACTTCAAATCTAATGAAGGAGTTCAGTCTGTTAACAGTAATACAGATAATCCATTAAAACCAAATCCTCTAGCACAAATCATCAAAGTTGAAAACTATGATGGCGGAGTATTTGTTACTGGTTTAGATCTCTTCTTCAGCAAGAAGAGTGATACTATTCCTTTGAGAGTTTATTTAACTAATGTCGATTCAGATAAACCAGCAAAAAATATTCTCCCAGGAACAGAAAAAACTCTTTCTCCAAACACTTACTTGAAGTGTTATACAAATGGCAACGTTTCAGTAACTCAAGGAGAATTTGTAACAGGGGTATCGACTGCTGCTTCTGGTCCTATTTCCAGAATCATTGATAAAAACGGCGTTGAGCTAACACCATCTTCTACTGGAATATTTGCATTAACAAACGATCAGGTATATACGATTGTCCTCAGCAATCACAATGGCAAGTCTTTCAGACCTAATGAAGATCTATCTATTCCTTCTGTTACTGCTGCAAATGCAACTGGTGGAACAGATCTGAAGTTAACTATTGCTAAAGATAGTGGAAAAGTTTCTGACATTAAGATTGTCAACACAGGTCAAAATTATGATAGTGCAATTTTAACTATTGAAAGTCCACAACTCCCTGGAGGATCATCTGCTACTGCTCGTGTAGAAGTTTCTAATGGAAGGATTTACAATACAGAAATTTCTCTTAGTGGTATTGGATACACAGAACCCCCCTCAGTGGTCGTCAAAGGCGTTGGAAATGGAGCGGGAGGGTGTGTAATCCAAACCTTCATAGAAATCGACACACCAGCAGTTAGGATGGGTATAGCGGTTGATAGAGATGGAGTTACCAACTCAACAACACCAACTAATTTCAAATTCGATCATCCAGTATACTTACAAAATGACACAGAATATGCTCTAGTTGTAGAGACAGATTCTACTGATTATGAGTTATGGGTTTCTGAACTTGGATCTAGTGATATTGCTACAAGCACTATCATTACATCACAACCATCTTTAGGTTCATTGTATAAGTCTCAAAATACTGATATTTGGACTGAAGACTTAGATTTAGATTTAAAATTCAATCTTTACAGAGCAGAATTTGAAATTAGCAGACCATGCGAACTTTTACTCACTAATGAAAATCTAGGTTATGAATTATTGAGTAAGAATCCATTTGAAACTAATGCTGGATCCAGCACTAGTGCTACATCAACTTTATATAAAGGTAACAATCAAATCGTCAAAGTATCACATAGAGATCATGGATTTGATAGTTCTGGAAATTCTTATGTTTTCTACAGACAAGCTCTAGAAACTGGAGGAATTACTGCTGATATTTTCAATAGTACCCTCTTCAATGTTACCAATGTAGGTATCGACCAATATAATTTAACTTCCACAAGTTTAGCATCTAGCAATTCTGTTGGTGGAGGTTCGAGTGTATACGCAACTTA